ACCGACTTTCGATGCTGGGAAAAAGCAAATCCAGGGCTTGGAACCATTAAGGATTACAACGAACTAGCCGCAAACGTCGAGCGGGCGAAGAATGACCCGGATTTCCTGCCCACCGTTCTCACAAAGGATTTCAACATCCGCGACACGGTGGCGGGTACATGGCTCACTTTTGATGAAGTGGATAATCCAGAGACTTTCACCATGGACGATATCCGCGACACTTATGCAGTTGGCGGAGTTGATCTATCTTCGACCACTGATTTGACCTGTGCAACATTGCTTATTATGAAACCTGGCGATGATAAAAAGTATTGTCTTCAGCAGTATTTCCTGCCTAGCGAACTAGTAGACAAGCGAGTGAGGGAGGATAAAATCCCTTATGACCGCTGGCACGAGCGCGGGCTGATCACGCTATGCGAGGGGAACAAAATCCGGTATAGCGACGTGACGGCTTGGTTTTTGCGGATGATCGAGGAGTATAAAATCCACCCAGTGTGGATCGGCTACGATCCATGGAATGCCGCATACTGGGTGGAGGAGATGAATCAATATGGCTTTAATATGGAGATTGTCCGACAAGGGGCAAAGACTTTAAGCCAACCGATGAAGGAATTGGCCGCGGATCTCAAGGCCAAAAGGATCAATTACAACAACAATCCGGTCTTAAGATGGTGCTTGACAAACACAGCGATAAAAAGGGACGAAAATGACAACATCAGACCTATCAAAGGGCAAAACCAGAGACAGCGCATCGATGGCGCTGTTTCTTTGCTTATTGCATATACTGTCCTTTTCAATCACATGGAAGATTATCGGGCGCTCATTTAAGGGGGTGATGGCTTGAGTGAAAAAAGATCGCTCTTTGAAATGATTTTCGGGAAAAAACGCTTGAGTGAGCGTCAACAAACATTATTGCGGATGCTGAACGGATTCAATCCGACATTTAAGCCGTTCAACGGCGATGCCTATGATAGTGATGTGGTCCGGGCCGCGGTTGATGCCATAGCGCGGAATGCTGCAAAACTCAAAGCAAAGCATATTCGAATGAGCGAAGACGGCATCCAAGAAACACATTCCTACATCGAAAGAATGCTTTCCATTCGTCCGAACCCTTACATGAGCGCCTATGATTTTCTTTATAAAGTGGTCACACTGCTTTATTTGCAGAACAATGCTTTCATCTTCATCGACTGGGACGAAACTGGCGAGATGATCCGGGGATTTTATCCAATTCCGGCATCAGTGGTTGAATTTTTGGAGCCGCCGGCGGGCCAATCAATCCCGAACGTCCGTTTCCGTTTTCTAGGTGGTCAATCGGTGGTGCTTCCATATGATCAATTGGCCCATCTGCGGCGGTTTTTCTATCGGAATGACCTCTTTGGCGAAACATCGGATAAGGCCCTAACGCCGACACTGGAATTGATCGCCACAACCGATCAAGGAATCGCAAACGCGGTCAAATCCTCTGCTTTCCTCCGGGGGATCCTGAAGTTTACCGCGATGCTCAAGAGAGAGGACATGAAAAAACAACGGGATGAGTTTGTCAAAGAATACATGGACATATCGAACAATGGTGGAGTGGCCGCGACGGACGCAAAAATGGATTACATCCCGCTGAATAGCGATCCAAAGATGATCGATGATAAGCAGATGGCGCAGATCAAAGACAAGGTTTACTCCTACTTTGGAGTGAATGAAAGCATTGTCAAATCGCAATACACCGAAGACCAATGGAATGCCTTCTATGAATCAGTTATTGAGCCGATTGCGCTTCAACTTTCGATGGAGTTGACGGCTAAGGTATTCACCGATCGCGAGCGCGGTTTTGGAAATATGATTATCTTTGAGTCGAATCGTCTTCAATACGCCAGTATGACAACCAAATTAAACCTTCGTGAGATGGTAGATCGCGGAGCAATGACTCCGAATGAGTGGAGGGCGGCCATGAATATGGCGCCGATTGAAGGTGGCGACGTGCCAATTCGGCGATTGGATACCGCAGAAGTGCAGACAGAGCAAGTAAAATCGGAAGGTGAAGATGATGCCGATTCCGAAACCACATGAAGGCGAAACAGAAGAGGAGTTTATCCAGCGCTGCATGTCCAATGAAACCATGATGGAGGATTTTCCGGACGAAAAGCAGCGCTTTGCTGTTTGTATGTCGCAACTTAGATCCGATGAAGGAGGTGATGAGCGGAAGATGACTGCCAAGGTAAAGCGAGAATATCGGCACATGGAAATCCGAGCAGTTGGTGATCAGGAGGAAATGATTGTTGAGGGCCGGGCAATCGTCTATGATAGCCCAACAGTTATGTATGAAATTGATGGCGTCAAATATTATGAGGTCATCCAGCGCGGGGCCCTGGATGGGGCCGATTTGCGGGATGTGCCTTTTAAATATAATCACTCTGATCATCTGATGATCATGGCGCGGACGCGCAACAAAACTCTGGAGTTAATTCCCGATGATCAGGGTTTACTCGTCCGTGCTCGTCTGGCGAACACAACCGCGGGCAGGGATTTGTATGAGCTTATCCGACGTGGAGACGTCGATAAGATGAGTTTTGCTTTTACTGTCGATGAGGATTCCTATGACAAGGAATCCCGCACCAGAGTTATTAAGCGATTCAAGAGAATCTGGGATGTATCCGCGGTAGACATCCCTGCTTATGATTCAACATACATCAGCGCCAGATCATACTTTGCGGCGCAGGCGGAGGCCGAGCGCCAGGCGGCGGAGGCCGCTAAGGAATTGAGACGGCGCAAGCTACTTCTGAAAACATTTCTCTGATTATGAAAAAAAGGAGATGATCATGATGAAAATGAACCGATTGAAAGAAATTGAACTGCGCAAAAAGGAAATCCGCGAACTGCTTGAAAGTGATCAAGAAGTAGATCTGGATGCTTTGGAAAAAGAGCTTCGCGAACTGGACAAGGAAAAAGAGCAAATCGAGCGCCGAAAAACCCTTTTGGAAGGGATCCGCGCGGCTGCTGAGATCGAAGAAGAAGAGCGCCAAATGCCAGGAGCAGAAAACCCGCTCAAAGAAGATCCGAAAAAAGAGGGGCGCCGCGTTCGCGAAGAGCGCGGGCAGGCGCTTAAGGAAAACCGTTCGGTAACGGTTGGTAGCTCGAATATCGTCATGCCGCGGCATGACGCGACGGATATCCAGCCGACATTTAATGAAGTTTCTAGTCTGATTGACCGAGTGCGCCATAGGACGCTTATCGGTGGTGAATCCTTCCGTCAGCCTTATTTGGCTGGATATGGTGAAGGTGATTACACGGCTGAAGGCGACGACTATACGGACGCGGAGCCTATTTTCAATTATGCAGCAATCAATAAGGCTAAAATCACTGCATATGCCGAAGATACGGAGGAAGTGCTGAAGCTTCCTGCCGCTGATTATGATGCAGTTGTCATGGAAGGGATTTCGGTTGCGCTCCGCAAGAAAATTACTCGGGAAATCCTCGTCGGTGATGGCTCGACAAACCATTTGGTAGGAATCTTTTCTTCCGCCGCAACCGCAATCGATCCCGAAACCGATTTGACCCTTTCGGCAATCAATGAGGATACCCTCGACGAGATCATTTACTCGTTTGGCGGCGATGAAGACGTTGAAGATGATGCGGTGCTGATTTTGAACAAAAAGGACCTTAAAGCTTTCGCCATGCTTCGGACTGCCGACGGTCAAAAAGTCTATGAAATCGAAAACCGCGGCAATACTGGCACTATCAATGGGGTGCCTTTTATCATTAATAGCGCTTGCGCGGCGCTTTCTGATCCGAATACTCCCGCCGATGCCTACTGCATGGCTTATGGACCGCTGTCCAATTATACTCTGGCCATTTTCTCCGATGCCGAAATCATGCGGTCTACCGACTATAAATTTAAACAAGGAATGATTGCGCACAAAGGCAGTATCTTTGTCGGCGGGAACGTCACGGCCAAAAATGGTTTCCTCCGCATTAAGAAAGAATCGTCCTGATGAGGTGAAATCAAATGGCGCTGCTGGACGATGCAAAATTGGCGCTGCGGATTACCAGCAGCGCCTTTGATTCTGAAGTCCAAGATTTGATTGACGCGGCGCGGGCTGATCTCATTTTAGCCGGAGTCAAACGGGAAAAAGCGGAGGATGACAATGACCCGTTGATCAAACGGGCCACCATCACTTACTGTAAAGCTCATTTTGGCTATGACAACCCGGAAGCCGAACGTTTTCAAAAAGCCTATGAGATGATCAAAATGCATCTTACTCTATCGGCGGATTATATCGCCAGTGAATCGCCGTGAGACATAACACGGTTATCGAATTGATAGCAGTAACAATCGTCGAGGATGAGATTGGAAACCGCATTGAAACGGAGATTCCTCGGCAAGTGTTTGCCAACGAGATGGCGGTGAATCAGGCCGAGTTTTACAATGCTTCCCTGGCTGGTCTAAAGCCGGAACGGATGTTTGAGATCTATTCCTTTGAATATGCCGGCGAAACAAAACTTAGTCACAACGGCA